GCCGGGCGATTCTCATCGCCATTAAATCAAGCGATCCCCGCCCTATGTAAAATTTGCTTTTTCTTCAACCTCCGACTCTTTGGGGATCTTTTCCATCATTTTAATCAACAAGTCTGATCCGGTCTCATAAATATATCCCGGTTTTACCCCTGCTGATAATAGCCGATCCATTATTTTGTATCCGTATGATATCGGGTCTCCTGTATTGGTTGGATATGCCGGTAGACATTTCGCCTGGTCCACACAAACAGCGATCGCCCCTGCACATAACCGCCCCAATTGAGCCCGATTCGGATCTGATCCCCATATAGATATAAAATCTAAACAGACAGCTAATGATTTAGGGATCTGGGGCTCATGCGTCCCCAGTTTTTTTAAGTCTAATTTTTCCATGTTGCCTCTTTTATTTATTTGTCTATGCTGGCCCTGTTACAGCAGCTCCACCATAGCATGTGAAATTCAATGTAAATGCTGATGGATCACCCTCTGCAAAATCCAAAGAACAAATACATTTTGATAATGTTACTGTGCTATCTGCTGTGTCTCCAAAATCTGTACCCTCGGCTGTGTATTTTATATCAATACAATAATGCTCTACATAAGGAACTCCGGTTAATCCGGTGGATATATTAGCGGCATAATTACCCGATTTATTTATGAAGTCACGGGCTGATCCTGCTTCTGATCCATCGGTGAATTGCCGAAAGAAGAATGAAAAAGATCCGCTTAATGTTTGTTGGTCTTGTTTCCGAATCGTTGTTATGTCACCACGATCCATGATCACTAGTTCACTATATTTATCCGGTTGGGAAAATGAAAAATTACCATCTTCATAGGCGATCGACATAGTGACAGGACTCCCGGTTCCGTCTATCAGTTCGATCTTTCCATCTCGTTTGGTTTTTGGAATTATAGAATAGGCCATGTGTGCTCCGTTTATAATGTATGATTGGCTGTGAAATCTATTGTAATTATAATGTATTCCTGGGACTCAGGCACCGCCCGACTCGATCCATTATATTTTAGTGTGAATTTGTTATTTGTCGTATACGGCCCAATGATCGATCTGATAATGATGGACTCTTGATCAATTGCAAGATCATAATCTGTGGGGTATGCATCGAGGGGCCGCAATCTATAAGCGAATATCACTCTGAATTGAGTATTTAAATAAACCCCCACCACTCGACGTTGGCGATCTTCTGATGCTGTTGAAACGTTACATTGTACTGTAAAACCCAAATGGGCGATCGTATCCTGAGTCCGTCCAAAATAATCGGGAGTCTGTTTTGATTCCTGAAATCCTGTAATATCGGCGATTTTGGCGGCAATGCCCGCCCTTATACTTGCTACTGATTGGCCCATTAGAAACGACCCCGGCGCCAATTACCGGACCGATTCAGAAAGATCACCGGTTGACGGGCGACTCGATCGTTGGCATCGCTCGCGAATCCATCATGGCCCTGGTCATATAGCCAATTGATAGACCCCCATGCATATTGATACTGTGATAAATGCTCGTTGGCTAGGTCTAAATATCGGCCATTTGATTGGCCTAGTGATGAATGAAAGTCTCTAAATATATAATACAATGATAGATTCAGATGGGCTGATCGTAGACTCTCACTAGTCATGACCAAGTATTCGAGACCCCCGCCCTCGGTTCTAATCCGCTGGATCAGAGTGTACCAAGCTTCGTCTATATAATCCTGGTAGCTGGTAATTGATGACGGTTTTAATGATGATAGCTGTTTATAGGTTGAAAACAGATCAATATCAGATACCACCGGATAGAGTCGCCGTCGAACTAATGCCGTCATACGTCTAAATATATAAACAGTTGTTCCGATTGTTATATCCCATTGTTGTAGATAGCCCTCACCAAGAGTCATCGTGGCCGGTAAATTACCAAAACCATGTGTATATTTGGGGATATTCCCAATATAGGATCCTGTTTGATCATCTGTGTGTTTTGTTTGATCTGGATTGTAGAGAGTATATTTAACTGCGGCGATCCTAGCTAACGCACCATCTCTGTATATTGGTAATTCTGTTACTTGGATCTGACCCCGTTCTAACAATTCGATCGTTTTGATCTGTGGAGCGTACGGAATAGAACTAATCGACATGCGGATCCTCTGTTGGTTTGATCTTATTTACTAGACTCTCATAATATTGAATAGCGTTATTTTTGACGGCCTCCATGGCGGTGTTCATATCCTCAATTTTTTTGTACTCTGCATCTAGTTTTTTTCTGATCTCAGGCAAATGTTGAGACGGGATCAACCGTTCAGAGACTCCCTTTTGGTCCATAATAATCAGCTCGAGAAAGTGAGGATCTGGTGTATTAATGACTCCATCAGCTATTAATTTGATTCTCCAATTGTCCCATGCGACTCGATCAAATTCTGATATTACTCGACCAGCCAAGACTCGAAATGATTCAAATTTAGAGGCATGTCGTTTACCGCCATATCTAGCCGGGTACACTCTGAGATAGTCAAATTTAGCCGGGTCTAATATTGTATACCCGCGGCTCTGGAGTTTACCGAGTCGACTACTGGGATCCCCTAGTTCACCCCTGATCTGGCTAACTCCATTGACTCCGGGTACAACCCGCTCCATGCTCACCCCTGGAAAGAAAACAGGTTTCATTTCTGTTTTTTTCCCTTTCTTCACCTCAACATAACCAAATTCCCAATTTGCCGGCCAATGTTTATAGTAAAACGGATGATCCGGATCAACGGGGAGTCGATTATTTGTTGGAGCCGCCATGCTCCATGGCTGGGCCATTGAATTAAAATTACTCATAATATATAGTGCCTCTATAATGCCTCTAAGGAAAAAATGAGAGTCGAGTCAAGAGGCAACAGACTCGACTCTCAATAAAATATATTATTTTTCTGACTGGAACATAACCCCACGATCTTCATCAATGATCGATATACCCAGATAAGCATGCCCGGTCACAGTTGATACAGCTTTGCTCGCGTCCCTAGAGAATTCGACAGCTACCTGATCCATATTCATCACCTGGGCGGCTCCAACGATTGAAGGGGCCCCAGTTGCGAATCCAAGAGCGCCGGGCGCCCAAATAGCTTGATCGTTGTTGGTTCCGTCATTGGTTACGTACGAGCTGACATAAATATCAACACCAAGGAAAGAGCCCTTGTATTGATCGCCTTTTAATCGGATTGTTTCGTTTGTGGCTGGGGTATAAGCAACGATCCCAGTTTCACCACGGATCGAGTCTTGAAGCTCATTAAATCCTTTTGGATGCAAAACGCAAACATAAGGGCCCGGTACAGATTTACCTGATTTATTTTGCAATTTTTGGACAGCTATATAAAACGTGTCAATATCGATCTTTGCACCAGAGACTCCGGCTACATCCGGAAAACCAGCAAAAGCGGCGGCGGTTAAACTTGCAAACATGCCATCGTATGATCTAGCAATTGATTCAGCGATTCGAAATGGATCTATGTCGCCCGGGCCGGTACCGGTCATTGAGGCAAGATCACTAATAGAGTATTGAAGTGCCCGGCGCTTCACAGTAACATCCCATGCGGTATCAACTAGGGCGGTATCACTAACAGCATCGGCCTCTGTGGCTCCTGTAAATGTTGTCCAAGATCCACCGGCATACCCATCTAGGCCAGCTTGACGGACTCGAATCGTGTCCGATCCTTTGCCGTTGATTGATCCAACGAAATCCATGAATACAGTGTTTCTTAATGAGGTAGAGTCAGCTAGAAATAAACGGATCTCTTGACTAATCATATTAGCCATACGGAGATCAGTTAACAGCGAATTATTGGTAATAGGCATTTTGCATATCCTTAATAAATTATAGGTTTGATTATTGATTTATTGGGATCTCTGCTGTTGACGGGTGCGACCCTGCCCAAAGAATTCGATATTATGATTCGGTGATCATTGAATTAATGATAACACAAAATTGATGAATATAAAAGAAAAAGGCGATCCAATTGCGCAATTGGATCGCCAAGGATGGAGGTAAATTCACCCTTTTTGTTGAGGTAGGCTATTAGGTGTTGCGATATGCGTTTCTTATCGCCTCTCTATTCTGACGATAAAATTCTAAATCTTCCAAACCTCGATCGATCAGATTATCCTTTTTTACTGGTGCTGATTTTACCCGGCTATTCGTTTTGGGTGGTTTGATCAGTGGCCTGGTTTTACGAGCTGGAGTCGGATCGGGATCTGGGGTGGTCTCTATTTCTACTGTTAAATGTGGTCTCAAAATAACAGGGGCGGTGCTTGGATCTTCTTTGATAGCAGATAGCCATTCACCCAAAGATAAAGCCTCTTCATTCCCTTTTTGATATTTCTGATAACTCCATTCAACCGCATCACGAAGATCCGGATCACTCCAACCATGATCGGCCATGGCCGTGTGACGATTATATCTATTATCGGCCTCTGTTAGTTGTGATTTATAGTTTTCCAATTCTTCGGCCATTGTATCCAGAGTCCCCAGTTTTCCATGGATTGAGTCAATCTCATCCTGTAAAGTTTTGGCCCGATCCTCGGCGGCTATTCGATCCGCTGATAGTTTTTTGATCCGGTCCTGAAATGCCGCCTGTATCTCATCTTCTGGGACATAGACAACCCCGTCTATTATTTCTTTTTTCATAGTGCCTCTATGGTTAGGTGAATTGAGCTTTATCTTTTCTTATTTGGTCCAACATTTGGACCGCCTCTAAATGATCTAAATCGTCATATATCGCCATGACAGCCATAACGGGACTCATCAATCCAGCATCCATTCGGGCTATGATATCAGCTGTTTGAGCTTTGTTTTCCTCTGCTGATAATGGCAATGATATATAACTGACTCGGTATCCTGATTCTGGTAAATCTGTTCCAAGATAACGATTAGATAACATGGCCGATTTTGCCAATAATGACTCATCACCGACTCGGAATATAGGGGCGAATCGCTTCGCTGATTCTCTTTGCCCGGATCTGGATATTGCAATGGCATAGCCGGATCTCGGATCTCCACTTTGGCGGCTAATATCTGCCGGTGATAGTCCAGCAGCTAGGGCGACTCTGGTTTCATATTTGGCGATCGATTCCAATAGTGATCCCGGATCAACGGGTACCTGAAAAGTCCCGACCTGGGGCTGTGTATTGGCATCGGGATCCTGAGCAAATACTAGAATCGAGCTGGGATCGGTGGCTATTGCTGACCGTCTAGCAACCTGATCCTGATCCATCTGATTTAGACCACTAACAGAGAGGCCAGCGATCCATTTTTGGGCCCAACATGCATCACGAACTAAATGTAGCCAGAGAGTGTATAGAGTCGCCGATGTTAGACTCCCATAGACCATTTGAGATCCAGTATAGGGATCCCATAAATGCCCTGTTTTCTCAGCATGATATAATACCAACGGTAGGAAGGGCCGCCCTGTTTTATCTTTCCAAGGATACGACTCACCTTCAAGCGGTCCACCCATGTACTCATCAGAAACATCGATCCCAATTTCACCCGATGAATCTATTTTATGCATCTTAAACGTTGGATAATTTGGATCTCTGATATCAATCACATCGGCGATCCAAACACCCTGACCATCTTTGGATCGGAGTCGATACTCTTGATAATACAATGGTACATCAGGCTGATCCGGATGAGCCTCCATTATTACATAATCACTGGTGACAATTCGATACTGGAGTCGACCTTCAAGGGGGTACTCTTCAGAAGGTGGGACCACATCGATCCGAATGATTGACTCCCGCATGCCCAATACCATCTGTTGGGCTCTCTGCATCAATGGCCATAAACCCGCCATTGTTACGAGTCCATTTCGGCCTATTAAATCGCTGATATCCTGAGATTGTGAATTAGAAACACTTGGGGACTCATGATATAAAACTGCGAGCTGTCTTGTAATCTGCTCAAATGGATTGGATGATAGATCCGCCGGGCCCCATGCCTCACGTCGATCCGGTGGTAGGTGACGCGCCAATTCATCTTCCAAATCTTCCAACCAAGCACCAAGAATCAACCGTTTTCTTAATGATGAATGTTCCCAACGTTGGGTATCTTCTGATGAAGGGGCGATCGGCTTCGGTGGAATAATCATCTAATACATCCTGATTCGATGGGCTGGAGTCGGTGATCTTCGGCCCAATGTTGGAGTCAAACAGTAGCGCATCGCATCGACCGCGTGACCCCACTCATCCTTAGATCTAGCCGCCTGATTTTTCTTCATGGTCCACCTCTGTATAGAAAGTATCAATCTTTCACATTTCGGGCTAATATAAAATTGCTTTCTAGCCATGATAGAATGGATCATAGCACTACCCCAGTATACACTATGCCGGGCCTTTTTGATAGTCCGAATTCGCCATGGTAGATTGCCGCTTGGATAGTTCATGACATTTTCAAATGCTCGCATCAATAGGGAATTACTCATTCGCCCTGAATTATTCGATGATCCGTAATGTATATTATCACCCGACCAACGACATGCGCCCGGCTCTATATGGTTTCTTCGTAGCATTTCAAGGATAGCCCTGGCATGGGCCTCTGGTGGAGCTTGACCGGATATATATTCATCTAATATGTAAACGGTTGGAGTATTTGGATCGGTCATCTCAATAGCTGCCAGAATTGCAACTTGGGAATTCGGAGTCGACCCATGATCGATCCCAATTGCAAATTCATAATTACCCTGTGGAGCAGGATCACTGGTGATCATTGCCTCAACAAAACAATCAAAGATTCGGCCCTCTGGGATCCCTACGTTCCAATCACCGTTAATCCTAGCTTCACGATCGATGGGTAGATAATTCTGAGTTATCCGATCGATCTGAGTTTGTGATAATATCGGATCACAATACATCGGAGTCGTGGCCTCTACTGTTAGCGGCGCCCGATGGCATGACACCTGTCCAGCCTCAACCAACTTTTTTAAATATTCTACATCTTGGCCAACCGGAGTCATAGTGATCCCAATCACTCCAGTTTTACCCCCGGCGCCACCTCTTAGAGTCCTGGCCACTAACTCTCCCCATGCATATTGATCAACGGGTTCATCGATGCCCACATAGCTCAATGTTGAAGAGGCGAGTCCAAGTCCTTGATTTGCAGTTTTTATAAGAATCTTACTTCCATTACTGAAGCGGACCAACGCATGAACCCCTTTATATCCTTTACCCGGAACAAATATACAATCTGGATGAAGTTGATCCTTTGGGCACATCTCATGTAATTTTTCCTGAATTGTTACGCTCTGCATGTGGCTATGAGTGATCAGAAATGCGGTTATTGGCGGTGGATCTGTTTCAATATATGGATGAGTGCCGAGGCATCTGTGAAGAATTTCACAGCATTGGGCCGCTGTCTTACCAACCTGATTCCCGCCCAATAACAATTTGATTTTTGAATCATCTTTTAAAAATGCCAATTGAGGCGGAGTCGGGCAAAAATAAACTAGGGGATTCTTCTCAGCTCGTCTTTTCAGTCTTCTAGTCGTTTTGGCCATTGATCGGATATTCATATCATCCAAATAGTTTATATTGTCGATTCGCGTCTTTCCATTCTCTGTACCCATCAGCGACTCGGCCCTCGATGATTGGCCAATACTCAGGAGTCAATTCGCATAGTATACAATCAAAACCTTGAACAATTGAAGAGACTCCAGTAGTCCCAGATCCAGCAAATGGATCCAACACGACTCCACCCGGTGGAGTCAAGAGTCGAATTGCCCATTCCATGACTCCCCTGGGCTTGATTGTTGGATGAGTGTTACGGACCTCTTCAGAAGTGCGACCGGCTCCAGCTCGTGGATTGTTGATTCCAGCTGAATCAGGTTCACGGTTTACTGCCTCGGCTCCAGTGATTGGATCTAAATGTGATAGACCCGCCTCTTTCTCTTTCCGACTCGGTTTAGGGCATTGGTAGATATTGGCGGGCCATCGGCCCTGATCGTGAATTATCTTTTCATAGTCTGGTTTTTTTAATTGACCAAAATTCGAACATTTTTCCAATTTGTTAATATTATATTCTTCCTGTGGGCCCGGCCAAGCTGGATCACCGGGTTGTAATCTACATGCATCAATATTCATGGCCCCTGTTCCCCATTTCAATACATTCTTAGCAATAGATAAACCCTGTTCTATCGGTTTCCTGGCGATCGTTGCTGGTTCATGTGATGGTTTTAAAGCTGTTCCAAAGCCGTCCCATTTTTGGGCCTGTTGACTCTTTGGATTGTAATTATATTCCTGTGATCCGGCATTGTTCAGATGAGGGCGATCTTTTTTGTCTACATTTCCAATACAATATCCCCCTGTTAATGTTTTCTCTAATCCTACCATTTTATCCATGTCTAAACTGATATTTCTGGATTTGGGAAACCCTTGATATTGAATCCAGCATAATAGATCCCGGATCTCGAATCCGGAGTCCTCAATTGCACATGTTATTCGGTGCATGGTCCGGGTACCTCCAAAGGCTAATAGATGGCCCCCTGGTTTTAGAACTCTGAAACATTCTTTCCAAACATCAGTTCTAAAAGCAATATCGCCACCGTCCCATGTTTTATTCATAAACCCTTTGGATGACCTTTGAAACAGTCCATCAGTCCCATACTTGGCCTCGGCGCTATTATCACCCCCGAATCGTTTTGTTATCGATTGTAGATGATAGGGGGGGTCACAGATAACCGAGTCAATCGAACAATCAGCGATCTGTTTTAATGTTTTTAAGCAATCACCTTTTAATAATGTGAATTCTGGGATCACAATATCCCCGTATAATTTGCGCATGTTTTACCTCTTTTTTGTGTTTATTTCCTGCTTCGGAAAACTGATATACATCGATCCCATTCTGGAGTCACGGTGTCACTACATGCCCGTAATATATGCAGGGAATTGGACATGTTGGCAATGGAATCACACTCAGCCTGACTCGCCCCGTCACCCTCTCTGGTTTGTAGTCTACAAAATAGCTCTCTGCATAGTAGATCCCCGTGATTATCTAGGTACTCCATAGAGCATGAAACCTGTAATAGATCCGGCGCTGTTAGATTCTTTTGGATATCTAGTTTACCCTGTTCTATTGTAGAATTGATGGTAGCCAATTGAGTCAATGCTTCACCCTGTTGATCTTGAATCGCGGTTAACCGAGCTGACCTGTTTTGTAGTCCAATGACGAGTCCAGCAGTGGCCAATCCACCGGTCAAAGCTCCAATTAGTAATGATTGTAATATGGTCATATTAAGACTCTCCAATTTTGATAACATTGTTTAATTCCTTGATGTTGGACTCTAGACGTTGTCGAAGAATAGGGGGTAATGAGATAATTGTGTTAGTTATTTCATTCAACAATTGGTCATCGGTATAACCGTCTAATTCGTCGCCGGTTGTTTCCTGGGACTCGATTGTTCTGATCTGAGTCATACATGCTAGAAATTGGCGCTGTAAAGCGGCATAGGCTTGCCATGATTGTGATGCTTTCGCTTGCATAGCGGCGGCTTTTAGATCGATCGCTTGCGTTTTTAATGCGTCCTTTGCATTGTCTTCTAAAACGATCGGAGTCTCCTTGATGACCGAGTTTGTTGAGTTATCCTTGGTGTATCCGAATCGCCTTTCTAGTTTCCAAGCTGCGGCCCTCCAATCTTTTTGAGCGGCTACGTCGATCACTTGTAGATTACTAATGGCCCCATCACCTAAAGCTTTTTCGCATCGGTTCAGAAATGATCGGTATTGCCCGGTGTTTTGGTTTCTCCCTTTCTCCATCCACTCGTATAGGGTGGACCGAGAGACCCCACCCGATTGGGCGGCTATCGAATAGCTGGCTCCAACGCTAAACGCTTTGACGATCTGGTCTCGGACCACCGGGCAGAATTTAGTACGTCGTCCTTTTTTTTTCTCTCTGTTCATAGGCTTCTCTCTTTTTTTTTTTGGTTTTTGAAAAAATTTTTGTTGCGCACAAAAAGG